CGGATTTCGTGCGCTCATACCCGCGCTTGATAGTGTCGAGATAGACTTGGAGATTTTTCTTGAACTGTTCCTCGCTCACCGAGCTGTCAAGATTGGCCAACGCCTTCGTGGCCGTCTCACCTTCAGTGACGGTAATGGCACCCGCGCCCTTGAGCGTTTCAAAAGCCTGAAGGAACGCCTGCGCCTTTACGTTGTCGAGGCGGCTGGTGAAGTCGCGAGCGCGCGAGCCGTAAACCGTACCAAGCGGCCCGAAGCCGCCCTTGAACGGGTTGGGCATGCCGACGGTAGCCTCGAAGCCGGGGTGCGTCACAAGTTCCTGCGCGGCCGCAAAGGCCGCCTGCGCCTGATCGGCGAGGGTGGGCAGTTTGGTGCGCGCAGCAGTAGAGGCACCGGTAAGAGCCTCGCCGGACTTGAGCACGGACTGCTCGCGCAGCTTTTGCCCAATGTTCTTCGGCCCTTCGGGGGGAGGCGTGTTCCGCAGACGATCGGCTTGCAAGATTTTAAGTTGCGCTTCCAGATCCTGCAACCTGCCTGCGCGGTACTCGTTTTGCAGATCGGCGAGTGACTTGTCTCGCTTAATATCCGCAGAGAGGTTTTGGCTTGCAGGTGCGTTGCCGAAGGTGGGTGGCGGACGACGGGGCATCACTTACCTCCGAGATAGATACATTTGAGCTGCACCGAAACCGTACACGCCGTCGAAGTTACGCAGGGCAGCGCTCTTGTCTGCGGGCGTCTGATCCGGGTCGTTCACATAGTCCTTCAGCGCGTACACTTTGTCAGCCGGCGCTTCCTTGATGGCTACGCCGGTAAATTGATTGCGGGGAACGAGATCCGCCCCGACGACAATTTTGGGTGCCCCCGCCCGATCGGCAGCCGTCTGCGCCGCCATCTGCCGCGCCATCAAAGTCGCCAGCGTGTTCGCGCGCGTCTGGGCCGCGCCCAACTCGAACTCTGCGCTCTTCAGGCCGAGCTTCTCCAGCATGTCCGCACGGGCCAGCTCCGCCTCACGCCGGGCGCTCTCTTGGCCGCCGAGGGTGCCGGCGATCAAGCCCATGCGCTCCCCGAATTTGCCGGTGGTCGTGGGCGAGCCGATGGCCTGAGCGAGGGCGAGCAAACGCTCGGTACTGGACGGGCCGATGCGCTGATCGCGCATGCGCTTCGTGCCCGCCTCGATCATGTCGCGGTAGTTCTTGATCTGCTTTTGAACATCCACGTCCGCCTGCCGCGCCGCGCTTGAGAGGCTGGCGAAGTCGAGCGGGCTGGTGAAGTTGAGCGGGCTGATGAAGTCTTCTTCGTCTTCCATGTGACCAGTTCCGTCAGGGTTAATCGAAAAGACCAAGCTCTTTGAGCAAAGCGTACACGGTGATGCCGGTTGACGCGGCCGTCTCTAGTCCCGACGGCCCAACTTTCGTGGGCTCCGTGCCGTAGCCCTGCTTCAGGATGCCCTTCGGCATTGCGCCTCCGACACCCTGCAGCGTCTTGATCAGGTTATTGATGTTCTCTTGCGGCGCGTTGAACTGCCGCTCGAAGTCCGAGACGCCGAGGTCGAGGTTGCGCTGCGTCTGAGCCTGCTGCAGGCCGCCCGCCGTCTGCATCGCGTCCACGCCCCGCAGGCCGAGCTGTTGCGCCAGCGAGGCCAGCCCGCCCTGCCGCGTTTGCTCCTGCTGAGCCGCGCCCAGCGACTGCGCGTAGCCACGCTCCAGCGCCTGCGACTGCTGCGCGGAGATGCCCTCGGTGGCCTCGCGGACGGCGCGGCCCATCAGCTCCGCCTGCCGCGTGCCACCGAACTGGCCGGCGCGGATCATCGACCCCTCGATGCCGGGCAGGATTTGCTCGTTGAGGGCGCGCGTGCCCATCTGACCAATCCGGTCAACGACCTGACTGGTGTAGGGGTTCATGAACTGCTGCGTCACGTCGGCGGTGTTGCGGCCGGCCTGCGCCAAGTACGGCTGGTAGGCCGACGCCGCCCCCGGCGTCTGGGCAAAGGCCTGCTGCTGCAAGGTCGTGAAGTCGGCGATGCGCGGCCCCGGATAAATGGGCGTCGGCCGCGCAGAGACCGCCTGCTGATTGGCAAGGATCTGCATCGCCGCATTCGTGTAGTAGTCCGGCAGCACCGACTGTTCGGTCGAGGCGTAGGGGTTGGCGTTGGCCGGCTGGCCTTCAGCCATGAAAGTTGCAGCGGACATTATGCGCGGCCTCCAGCGAGGTATTTCTCGGGCCGCTTAGCATTAGCACTAAACTTGCCCTTGGCCAAGTTGCGGCCCTTGTGTTTGCGGATCTTGACGCGGAAGTCATCGAGGCGCTTTGCGCCCGCCTCGCTGGAACCATCACCCAGCATGGCGACCGTCTCGGCGTCGATGACATACTCCCCGTCGCTCAGCAGCGCGGGGATCTCGTCGCTGCGACCGGTGCCGGCCCCCTTGACGGCGTAGCTGTTGCGCGAGGTGCCGGTGCCGCGCATGGAGCCGCCACGCGCGCGGCGAACGGGAGCGCCGAAATTGGCGAGGAACTGGATGCCCTCCTCGGTCGCCAAGAAGTCCGCGATTTCCGCGTCCGTGGCGGACGGGATGAACGTGCGAATGAGGCTGGTGGCCGAGGCAGTGGGGTCTGCGGCAGTGCCGCCCACTGTCTGGGGCATTGCCACCGGTGGCAGGTTCAGTGCGCCTGAAGGCCGCGCGGGGCGGGTGTTGGCGGCCAGAGCCGCCTTGTACTCTTCCGGGTTGCGCGGCACGTTCTCGAAGAACGACATGCCGGGCCCGTAACCGTAGCGCGCGAAGTCCACGCCGCGCATGTCTCGAGGTGCGAAGGACGTGCCCGAGTACTGAGGGCTGGGGGCTGGCAGCTTCGCGCTGAAGATCGGGTCGAGCGAGGCGCGCGTGCCGGCACCGGCGTTGCCCGTGGCTACACCCCTGCCGCCTCCGCCGCCGCCACTCAGTAAGGACACGATGCCGGCCAACGCCGATAGGCCCGCACGCACCGGGTTGACCTTGGACAGGATGCTGTCCTTCTTCTCGCCCGGATCGGCCTGCTCTTGCTCAAGGGACTTACCCTCCACGCCGGACACTTCGGCCGGTACAAACGCATCCCCGACGGAAGCGAGTAGGTTGGTGGGATCTTTGGTCGCCGGGGTTACTCTTTGCCCCGTGACGACAGTCTCGTTGGGGTCGTACGTGGTCGGCTTTGCGTCGGGCAACTCGCTGAGCGCGCTCGGCGCAAGATCACTGAGCCCGGTCGGGCGGATGCGATCACCCACAACGTCGATGAGATCTTCACCGGGTAGGCTCACATCGGTTGGCGTGTTGGTGCCGAGATTAAGCGCGCCGCCAGCGCCCGTTGCGATGGCGGCATTAAGCCCACCCGGCGAAGTCGCGGTGTTCGAGACAACGATCTCTGGCTCTTCCGTCGCGGCCGGCTGCGTAGCGATCTGACCCGCGACCTCAGACGGGTCGGCGATGAAACGGATAACGTCGGGAGCTGCAGACAAGACGCTATCTAGAGGCGAGCCACCTGTCGGGAGTGCTCCAGTGACCGTGATCGTTGGCTCAGCCGGCGCAGGCTGCGTTGGCGCGGGCTGCTCAGTTTGCGTAGCAGTGTCCAGTGGCGATGTTGGCGCGATCGTCGGCGTACCGAGGTTAAGCGCGCCCGTTGCAGCGCCGAGACCGCCGGTCAGATCAACCCCGGTCAGATCGACCTTCGGCAGCGCAGTGTTCGAGACAACGATCTCCGGCTCGCCCGGCGGTTGCACGGGCTGCTGCGGCTGCGTAGCAGTGTCCAGCGGCGACAACGGAGCCGTCAGCGCGTTGCCGGTGATGGCGGCCAGCGCCTCGGTGCCGGGGATTGTCGGAGCGACGCGTTGGCCCAGAGCGAGGATTTCTTCCTCAACCGGAGATGGTGCGTACTGGTTCTCCACACGCGCCTGATCGAGTGCCTGCTTGAACGGATCGGGCTGCACAAGGGAGCTGCCAACTTCGCCTAGCAGAGATCCGCCTGCTGCGCTGAGACCGCTTGACAGCGCGGAACTCAGAACAGGGCGGGCGGCTTGCACAAGTATTTCGCCGGCCAGCGGGGTGAAGGCACCTGCGCCCGCAGCACCTGCGCCCGCAGCACCTGCGCCCGCAGCACCTGCGCCCGCAGCCGACCCCGCCGCAGACCCTACCTTAGACCCAATAACAGGAGCCGCTGCACTGAGACCGCTCAAGGCCCCGGCAGTAAGTCCAGAAATTCCACCCTTGATAAGCGCGTTTTCCAGTGAAGCGCCCGTCCCGAGGCTGCCCGCGATAGAGCCGAGGCCGGCCCCCAATCCAGCCGCCAAAAATCCACCGCCGAGCAACTGAGGGAGGCCCACGCCGCCCATCAAAGCAAGCGCGGCCGGCAACGCGGTATCAAGGAAGCCGTTGTTGTTCGGCTGGTTGGCGTACACGTCGTTGAACGCGGTGTACGCCTCACCTGTCGGTGTCGCGGCCTGCACCTCTTTCTGGAGGCGCACGTCAACTGTCTTGCCGCCCTGCTCGGAGATGGCGTTCGCCTGATCAACGAGGGCGGCCACCTCTTGCGGATTACTGGCTGTGCCAACCACATTCCCACCAACAGTCAGTTGATAGTTTGTGTCGGGTAGCGCTTGGAAGTTGAGGTTCTCGAATTCATTGTCGCCCTTCAGCGACAAGATCGGTGCGGTCTTGGCGTAGTCGTACAGCGGATCGAGTGGGTTGAGCGTGCCGGGCTGAAGCGTAGAGAGGCCGCCAGCGGCATTGAACAGCGGGCTGCTCCCCGCGAGGGCAGCACCCTGCTGCAGTTGCTGAAGGAACTCAGGCGTTAGCGCGGGAGGGCGGTAGGGCGCTGGCCCCGGTGCAGCCGTGTACGTTGCGGCAGGCGGCGTGTACGGCGCAGCAGTTGAAAGGCCGCCGTACCCGCCGTACCCGGAGAAGTCGTCGAGGAAGTTGTTCTCGTAGCTGTCTTCGCCGAAACGCATTAGCCCTGTCCCTCAAGCATCGGGTAGACCCGCATCGCCCACTCGCGCCAGTCATTAAACTGAAAGGGGTCTGGCACGGCGCGTGTTGAAAAGGGCGACGCGTTCAAAAAGCCCAGAGCCCACTTTTGCCATTCGTTCTCGTCGTCAAGCCGACCGAACGCCCACGCATCACCAACCGACAATATAACGCTATCGGCCCAATCAATCAACGTCATGCCGCGCGGGTCGATCATCCGATCACCGTGCCGTCGCCGGGCTGGAGGTGCGCCAACACCAAGCCCATCTGATAGTCGCCGCCAATGACGTTGCTCTCGAACCGGAAGCGCAACTGCCGGCGCTGCGTCTTGAAGTAGACGACCTGATCCTGCGGCGTCGGCGGCGTCGCATAGATGGTGTGCGGCTCCGTTGACACCTCGGGCGCTCGCGCGTTGGCGCGGCCGGTCACCTGCACGGTCATGTCGCCGTCCTGCACGAAGTCCGGCTCAAGCATCAGCACCTGCAGCGCCTTGTTCTCCTGCGCGATGACAGGCAGCGAAAGGTCGGCCGTCTCGAAGTAACTCAGCACGGGCTGGATGTTCAGGCCGTCGATGGCGTCCATGCCCACCTCATGCACCCACAGGCGATACTGGTCTGCGCCGCTTTCCTGCGTGACGCGAGTGTCGCTGCCCTCCGTTATGCGGATACCCTCCACGGTGTTCAGCGCGGCTTGATACGTCTGCGTGAGGAAGTCGAGGATCAGTGTTGGCACGTCCGTAGGGGGATCAAACCCCTCGGTGACGCGGATTTCTTCCCCCGCTGCAGTCGGCGCAACGCCCGCCATCAGCGGCTTGGGAAACACCGTGGGTGACACGGCCGCGCTGCGCCCGCCGTTGGGCAGCTCGCAGTCGTACCACGTGTTCTCGCGCACGTTGTAAATAACGGCGTGTGACGGCTCGACCGCGTCGCCACGCGGGTAGCACCACCAGATTTCGCCGTAGCGCGGCACCTTCATCGCGAACACCTTCTGGCGCTGCGACTGGTTGAGACCCTCGAAGAAGTAGTTCAGGTTGAGGTTGTTCGGCACCTCGCGCACGACGCCATTGAACATCAGGAAGCGGTCAGTGCCGACCCAGTAGAAGATGCCGTCGTACTCGATGACGGTGTTCGCGCCGAGAATCGATGACTGCGTGCTGATCGTGTCGAACTGGAAGATCGCGTCGCCCCCGACGAACGAGGCGCGCACCAGCGAGTCCGCCGACCAGAACAGGCCGGACGGTGAGTTGCCCGGCCCGCCGCGCAGGGCAATGCCGCGCACAATCTTCTGCGAGGCGATGTTGGCCGCGCCAGAGCCGAGGCTGGTGTAATCCGTCGGATCCCCCGCCACCGAAAACGCCGCGTAGCCGTCGTTGCCGAAGATGAACGTGTACGGGTGCAGCACGGCCACGCCGCCGGACAGGCTGTACCCGGTCGGCAAGTTGGTCACCGGCTGCAGCGGCGCGGTACCGAATAGGTCGCCGAAGAAGAGCTGGCCGCCGTCCGCGTTGCAGATGCACTCGAGGTTCGGCGCGACCTGCGCGATGAGCTGCATGCCGCCGAGGCCCGGCGCGGCGATGGCGTCGAACTGCCACATATTATTCGGATCGGCCGCCAGCGTTACCGGCGTACGGTTGGTGATGATGGACGTGTTGAAGCCGTTGTCGATGTAGAAGCGCTCAAGCACGTTGGCCGAGCCGTTGTGGATGTAGGTCAGGTTGTTCTGCGTGAACTCGTGCATCGCGCGGCTGACCTCGCGCAGGTACTTGCTGATCGCGCGGTAGCCGCCCATCTTGCGCGGCAGGCCGCGCTGAAAGCGCACCCACTGCCCGTCGACGTAGTTGTCGCCCTCGAGCTTCGTGCCGTCACGCTTGATGCCCGGCTCCGACCGTATCTGGACGATTTTCTCCGCCACTTAGAAGATGCCGCCATTGACGGTGCCCGCCGGAGCCACGCCGAGAGTTGTCCACGCGTTGTTGGCTGTGACCGCCGTAAACAGGCCAATGCCTACCGAAGTGCCGCCTAGATTGACCAGCGCGCTGCCTGCAGTCGTCGCGCCCGTGCCCCCGTCTAAGACGGCGATCGGGACGGCAACGCCGCCCGACTCGGCGTTCACGACGACGCTCCCGTCGCAGTACAAGATGGCACGGCTGCCCCGACCAACAATCACACCCGGAGATTGCGTACTCGTCTTAACGCGCAGTGTGAATGAGCCGCCCGTCGTGCTGTTCGTCACCCAATATTGCTGGGTCGTCTTCGGCACGACGATCTCGACGTTGCCGACAATCGCGCCCGTGAACTCGTAGGCGATGCGGTTCAGTTCCGCGCCCGACAGTTGATAGTTGCCGCTCCGGCCGGCGAGGTTGATCGACGTGTAGTCGAAGGCGAACAGGGCGCTCTGGCCGAGGCCCAACGTGTACCAATTGGTGCCATTCGTCACCACTGTGGCACTGTCACCGGGCGTAAGCGTGAGAGCCGGTGCCCCGTTGATTTCCTCAAGGCCCTGCGGGTCTACGTCAAGGTTGCCCTCGCCGCCGTTGCGGACGGAGATGAACCAGTCGCTGCCGACCGAAGAGGCGGTGGGCAGCGTCAGCGTGCCGAGACCACCCGTCCAGACGAACATCTTGGCGCGATCGGGCACGCCAGCGGTATAGTTGCTGTTGAAGAGCGTGACGGGCGTGGACTGCGACAGCGTCGAGCCCGTGGCCGTCAGACCGAAGCCGGCCAGCGCAGAGGCCTGCGCCTGCGCCGTGGACGCGCCGTAACGGAACGTACGCCACGTGCCGGCGGCCGTGGTGTTGTCGGTCAGGTAGATTTGCCACTGCTCGCCCTGCCCGATGGATAGGAGAGTGCTGCCCACGCTGTTCTTGACGGTGATGGTGGACGGGCCGAGGTTGTTGAAGAGGATCGTCTGGCCGCTGCCCGTCTCGTCGGCCGGCGGCAAGCTGATCGCGTAAGCGCCGGTGGGCGTCACGTCGATGATGCGCGCCGCCGGTCGCAGGAGTGTGTTGCTCTCCATCGGCCAGTCCAACGCCGTGTCGGCCGTCAGCGCAAGCGCCAGATACGACACGTCCGAGGGGTAGATGGTCGTGCCACCGAAGATCTGGGTGTAGGTGCTGGTCATTATGCCTCTTTCCGAACCGCCGAACGGTCAAGGATCTTGGCGAGATCCTCGCCGTTCAACATTGAGGCCGCCCGGTCGTACATGTTCTGCCAGACGGGAATGCGCTCGTCGTTCTTCAGGAACGGCGTGGCCTCGAGGAGTGCGCCGTACAGCAGGAGCTGCGGCGCGTATTCGGTCAGCCAGTTGGTCTGCACGGCGTCGTCCAGCAGCGGCGGCAGCTCGTAATACAGCACCTCGAAGGGGTAGGCCGCGTCGGGCGTCGGCGCGATCAGCCAGTGGCTGTAGTCGTAGTCGCTGTAGAAGAGCGGCTCAGCGGTCGCGGTGCGATCCGGCCAGTAGCTCAGGAGATACTCGTAAACGCGGGAGAACAGCACCTTGCGGGTGTTGCTGTTTACGCCGGTGCCGATGTTGATGCTGACCGTGTCGCGCCACCGATCGGGCTTGTCGTACACCGCCACGCCGGCCTGCAGCGTGCCACTGACGACGTTGATGAAGCCTTGAATCTTGAGTTCGCGCGCGATGCGGCGCTCGGCCAGATTGATCAGGCGCGGGATTTGCTCGAAGACGACGGGATCGGACGCGTAGGTCGTGCCGCGCTCGAGATAGCGCCGCACGTCCTGCTGGAGCGTCGTGAAGGTCATCGTCGTGGCCATGGGATGTCCTTATATCACTTTTAGGACGGCTTGCCAGCAGGGCAGTCCCGGTCGCACACACACGCCCACTTGCTGTTGTGCGCTTCGATCTCCTTCACCGTCTCAGCGGTGTCGGTCTTGCTGTCGTAGCTGATCGGCTTGGCGATGCGGCAGTAGTCACCGACTACCTCGGTTCCGGTCAAAGCGCCCGCGCAACCGCTCATCACGCACAGGATCAGGAGTAGCGACAGCGGCCTCAGCTTTCTCGACGTTGGCATCCAGCTTCTCCTGTGCTTCCTGACGCCCTTGCGTCCGCAACTTGGCGTTTCCCCATTCGGTAAACACCTTGTCAAGCAGCGACAGCAAGAGCGTCAGGAGCTTGATCACGCTTCCGGCTTTTCCATCAGGAACACGGCAGCCAGACCAGCCAGACCGGCAACCGCAGCGGAAATGGCTTCCCACTGCACGTCCGTCAGGCCGAACGCCAGCGCGAGGCTGGCGACGCCGGCGTAGGTGCTTGGCTCTTTCAAGCGGTTCACAATCCAAGAAACCATCTTCATATCAATCTCCTTTGGGGTATTGCTTCCACGGTAGTTCCCAATGCGGGCCGTCCTTAAAATTTCGCCAATCTCCGCCCCAAGTGATGGGGACGTTTTCGTGCGCCGCAGCGGCCTTCACGATCTTGGCCAGCCGATGGTACAGCGGCCAATCCCACGACACCGCGCCGCTTAACATAGGTGCCAGATCGACAGCGTGGCCGGTCAGGTGCCGGGAGTTCAGCGTGCGGGTCGCGCCCTGCGCCATCAACTGCTTCTGGCGACCCAAGTTGCGCCACCCCTCCAACACCGTGAAGTCCAAATCAGACATTGCGGCGGCGCGATGAACAACACGCACCAGATCGGGATGCACGTCCACCAGACGCGATATAGATCGAGGGGCGAGGGTGATGCTCATTAGTTGATCTTCATCACGATAGTGACCAGCAGCATGATGATCGTACCCGCCGCGCCGACGCCGATATTCTCCAAGCGTTTCAGGCGGGCGCTGATACCTTCATAGCGCAGGGCGCACACTTCTTCATGTGTGTTCAGTCGCGCTTCGGTCTGATCAATCGAGGACATATACGCTCCCGTCACTTCAGGTTTTCAAGTTTGTAGATGGTGGAGAGGTAGATGCCCGTGACGGTGTCGATCAGGTTGGCGATCGCGCGGTTGCCGCCGCTGATTTCCTCGTGGTTCTTCTCGATCCACGCGGCGTCAGCCTTGAGGATCTTGAGGCTGTCGCCTGCGGTGTCGCCCGGCGCGGGGATGTTGCCGATCAGGCCGTTCAGGCCCTGATGCGCCTCGACCAGCGCGTCGAGCGCGTCGATGATCTCATCGTAAAAGGTGCCCAGCGCCATGTGCTTCGAGAAGCTGCCAACGCCGGTCGCGCGCCAGTGGTCGAAGTGGGCGAGGTTGCGGGCGTAGAACACCCGGCTGATGAGTTGTTCAATCATCGTCGTTGACGCTAACGGGGACGTGAGTGATCATACTTCAGTTTCCTTTTATTACCCGGCGACCCATGCGGTGCCATTGTCAAACGCAGGGCAGCGAACCGCGCCGCCACCAACGAGCGCAGCCAAAAACGTCGGGGCCGTAGCGTCGGTCACGTAAGCGCGACGACCAGCAGTGCCGGCGGCGGGCAGCGTAGCGACGGTATAGGCAGCCATTCGGATAGGCGCGTTAAGATTGATGCTGGTGCCATCTGCTGAACCAATGTTGATGGTGGTCGTCGACCCGGACAGGCCCCCCGTGCCGAGGTTAATGGTCTTGGTCGAACCAGAGGCGGTTGCGCCAGCTTGAATGTTTGTGGTCTGGCTGACCGTGGACTGGCCAAGTGTAATGGTGCCGGTCATTGCGGTGTTGCCAGCTACAAACTGGCCGGTGGTGGTGCCGACCGCCATAAGTGTGGTTCCCGCAACACGCAAAGTATCCGCCCCAATAGCATAAACATTGCTTGCGGTGACGTTCGCGCCAACGGCTGGAGAGGTAAAGTATGTGCCATAAAATTGCGTGACTGTGACTGCGCTCGACGCAGCCAGTGTCTGCGCGGCAAAGTTGTTGATGCGAATATCAGCAACCGTGCCGCTGCTGGTGGTGTCTGTAAACGTAGCTGCCGACTGAATGAGGTTGATGCCTGCAGTCGTCCACGCTGCTGCGCTGGTGTTGGGTGCGGCAAGCGTCGTAGAGCCTGCAACGTGAAGTTTGGCAGACGGCGAAAGCGTCCCGATCCCGACGTTGCCTCCACTGGTGATACGCATAGCTTCGGTGCTGTTGGTGGCGAAAGTGAACACGCCGGTTCCAGCGTTGATGATTTGCAAGTTGCCGTTAGCGCCGGCAGTGCGGACGAGGCGTCCACCAAAGGCACTGCCAGCCTGCGCGTACAGGTCAACATACGCAACGCCATCACCCGAGCGATTGCCGCCGACTTCAATTACAGCGTCACCGGTTGAGACACCGGAGCCGGTCATAATCGCAGACCCGAAGTTCGTGATGCCGGTGAACGATGGCGAGGCGGACAACACCACAGAGCCGGTGCCGGTTGAGGTGGTGACGCCCGTACCGCCGTTGGCGACCGCTACGGTGCCGGTGACGTTTGCAGCCGTGCCGGTCGTGTTCTGGTTGAGCGTCGGCACATCCGCCGCGACAATCGCGCGGAACGTCGGGACGCCTGCTGAGCCATTAGGTGCCGACAGGAACGTGTTGGCCGTCTGAGAGGCAAAGTTCGACGGGATGACCGCAAGAGTACCACCGAGCGTCAGTGACCCGCTGCTGGTCACAGTGCCAGTAAGTGTCAGGCCGCTGACCGTACCGGTGCCGGCCACTGAGGTAACGGTGCCAACAAACTGATCCGTGGCGTTGATTGTGATCGTGCCGGCACCGTTGGTGATGCTGATATTCGTGCCGGGGGTCAGCGTGGCCTTGGCCAATGTGTTGCCGGTGGTGTCGCCGATCAGTAGCTGGCCGTTGGTGTAGGTCGTCTGCCCCGTGCCGCCGTTAGCCACCGGCAACGTGCCGGTCACACCAGTGGAGAGGGGGAGCCCCGTTGCGTTAGTCAGCGTGGCAGCTGAAGGCGTGCCGAGGTTCGGAGTTGTCAGCGCGGGGCTCGTAGACAGGACGACCGAGCCGGTGCCGGTCGAAGCCGTTACGCCCGTCCCGCCGTTGCCCACCGCCAGTGTGCCGCTGACGTGCGTCGTCAAGCCAATCTTGCCGTAGGACGGCGCAACGCCCACGCCGCCAGAAATCAGCGCATTGCCCGTGGCAACGTCAGCCAGCTTGGACAGGGCCGTGGTCGTCGAGGCGAAGAGGATGTCGCCGACGACGTAAGAAGACTGGCCCGTGCCACCATTGACGGCGGCAAGCGTGCCGCTCAGGGTCAGCGTCCCCGAGCCAGTGATCGGGCCGCCGCTGAACGTCATGCCAGTCGTGCCGCCCGCAGCGTTCACCGAGGTGACGGTGCCGATATATGTCGAGTCCGCCAACACCTTGACGACACCGGCATTGTTCTCGAAGTACAGCTTCTCGTCGACGAGGTTGAGCGCCAGCTCGCCGGCAGCGAGGTTGGCCGCCAACGGCACCGCAGCCGCAGTGGTCGAGCGGTAGAGCTGGATGGGTGTGAAGCCGCTCTGGGCCATCAGAAAGTTCCTCTGTCAATCGAAACAAGAGCGCTGGCGACAGCGGGCGAGCCATCGCCAGCGCCTCCACGAGACGTGGGGAGCACGCCAGAGGTCTCGGGGATCTTCATACCGCGCCCTCGGGGTTGAGGGGTGTGTCCGGCCGCGCAAAGCGCAACGCGATTTTCTCCGGCTGCCGCGCCGGCAGGCGATACGGGTCGTAATCGTCGCGATCGGCGTCGCACACCAGCAGGCCCGGATAGTTCGGATCCGGCAGGAGTTCGGTCATCGAGAACTTGCGGCTGCAGCGTCCGCAGATGCCGATTGCCAACGTGCTCTTGCCACGGGTGTCGAGGAAGATCGGCATGCGCTTACCTCGTGTACATTGCGATGTTGGGCGCGATCATCATCGGGCTGTTGTCGCGCTCCTCGGCCTGCGCCGTGTACAGGGCAACGGTGGCCTTCTGGTCGAGCAGCGGGATCAGCGACGTGTCTACTTCGCCGATCTCGAGCGCCAGCTTCGACGCCAGCATGGCCACGATCGCCTCATACCAGCGCTGCGGCACCTCAATTTCCTGCGTCATCGTCCCCACGTCCATGATGTAGCGCTGCACCCACAGGACGATTTGCGACGTAGTCGCGCCACTGTTTGGCACAGGCCAGAGCCGCATCACGGGATTTGGGATCAAGCGGTCGTACCAGAACTGCAGCGGCCGGTTCGATTGGAAGCTCTTGTTTGGCAGGTTCGTGTAGTCGTCCCGGTTCAGCCTCGCCAGCGGGATCTCGGTCGGCGTGTTGCCGGTGTAGATCTCGCTGAAGTTTAGGTTGCCGCTGGTGGCCCGCACGCGGAAGTACAACGTGGCCACGCTGCTTTCGAGATCGTACCAAGTCCACTCCCCTGCGGTGGCTACGGGTGTTTCGGTCTGGATCGTCGTCCACGTTACGCCGTCATTCGAGCGCTCAAAGGCGACGGGCACGGAGGCTGCCGACCAGCGGATGCCGACCGTCGTGACGAAGGTGGTGCCGGTGAAGGTAATCGTGCGGGTGGTGGCCGTGGTGGCATTGGTGCCCGTCACCGTCTGCAACTGGCGCAGGTTGCTGTTGAGGATGTCCACGACCTTCGCGTCGAGGGTGATGTAGCCCTCGCCGTCGTACAGCGGCAGGATTTGCTTCTCGATGCACCACAGCGGCGCACCCATGTTGGCGAGATCCGACAGCAGCAGGTACAGCAGATTGTTGGCCGTACTGACGTACTCAGCCGTAATCGTCTCCGTACGCACACGGCAGCGCCGGAAGGCGCTCTCCATGACCTTCCGGGTGTCAAATGTCGTTTGAGATACGGTGTTGCTGTATGCCATCAAGCCTGCTCGCTGGTCGGGATCAGCAGCCTACTAGCGCGAGCAGGCATCTCTGGCGGGGTGACTATACAAGAAGTGGCGTCCGGCAACAAGCCAGACGCCCCTGTTTCAGCACTTGCCCTTTGGCATGACGGCGAGGCCGCCCATCTTGCGGCGCGTCATCCCGCGCATCTCAGCGCCTTCCTGCGCCGACATGCGGTTGCCGCTGGCCACGCTGTCACCCACCGGCGGCAGCATCGGCTCGCGGCGCGTGGCCGGCACGCGCTTCTTCATGTCGCGCTTCTTCATCTCGCGCATTTCAGCGCTTTCCTGCGCGGACATGCGGTTGCCGCTGGCTGCGCTCTCGGCGGGGGACGGCATCTTCACGTCACCGCCGCCGCCCTTCTTCATCGGCATCTTCATGCCGCCCATCGCCTTCTTCACCGGCATCTTGGCGTCGCCGCCCTTGGCGTAGCCGCCGACCATGCCGCCGCCCATGTACTTCATCTTGGTGCTGTCTTTGAAGCCGTCCATTGCCTTATCCCTTCACACGAAAACTGGCGGTCTTTTCCGCAACCTTTTTGGGCTGCTTGGCGAACTGTTTGCCAGCGGCAGTCGCCTTTCGTTTTGCGCGGGTGGTCGCGGCGTATTCCTTGACCGACAGCGACTTGATTGCCTTCGCCGGCAGATACCGCTCGCCAGTCGCATCCGGGCCCTGCGTAGACGGCTTGCCGGACTTGGTGCGCCAGTCCTGCTTCGTCCACGCCTTGAGGCTCTGCTGCGACTTTTTAATCACGATAGCCGCCGCCCTTGGCCTTGTACTGCTGCGCCAGCATCTGCGCCTTGCGGGCCGACCACTGGCCCGGCGCGCCGCCCTTGCCACCCGATTTGATCGACGAGAACAGCGACTTTCGCATGCCCGGCTTGGTGTAGTTGCCCGCCTCGTTGACGCGCGACTTGCCGCCCTCGGCGTAGCCCTCGACCATGCCGCCTTCCGCCTTGCAGTCCCACTTACGCAGCGCCAGCGCCTTGCGCGTCGGCTTGCCGTTGTCGTCCTTCATCGGGCCTTCCATGCCGCCCATCCGGGCGCAGAAGCTCTTGCGCCGCGCGGCCGACTTGGGTGACTTGGCGGCCTGTTTGGCGCTCACGGGCGGCTTGATGTCCTGCCCCTGCGCCTTCAACGAGGCGCGGCCCTTGGCGTTGAGGCCGCCCTCGGGGTTCTTGCCCTCTTTTCGCGTCCACGCGCCGCCCCCAGAGGCATATTCGTCGCGTTTTACGGCGAAATCGTCGCTACTGACGTGTCCGCCCTTCTTGAAAGGCAGTCGAACACCCGCGCTGATGCCGCGCTGCGCCGGATTGTAGCCGACATCGGCCGAAAAGCCGGGAGATTGGTAGCCGACGCCCATATTCGTCACCTGCGGCCGCATCGCGGGCATGTTCGGCTGCGCGCCCATGCGTCCGACGCCCAGATTGGCGCTAAAACCGCCGCCCAGAGGCGCATTTACGTTCATTTGCTGCATCTGCGGCGTGGCCTGCACGTTCACGCGCTGTGACAAGCGCTGCAGAAGGCTCGGATCCGCCGGCATTTGGCCCACATTCGGCCGCTGAGACACGCTCAGGGCGTCGTTGATCTCGTCACGCGCCCGCATTGCGTTGAGATCGAAGGCGAAGCCGCCGGGCATCAGGCAACCCTCTGCGCTACAAGGATTACGGACGGGATCGCTGGCGCGATCGCGCCCGCCGCGATAAAGTCGAGTGTCACACCCACGTTTTCGGGCAGCCACATGACTTCGATATTTTGGCCGGCCGTGACCGTCTCAAAGAAAACGACTTGAGCCAGCGTTGCGCCGCCATCGGCAGCCTTGGGGACGTTCACGATGCTGGCAGAGTTGGCGATGTTGGTGCCATTCTTGCGGAACCACACAGTCGCGTCGTGATTGCTGCTATCTGAGTTTCTGAATTGAAAGCTCGGCGCGATCATGTACGTGCCCGCCGCCGCAAACGTGATTTGAGTGCTAGAGACAATGTTGATCCCAGTGCCAGTCAAGCCGTCGCTGAACGAAACTGCTGTGGCGGAAGACACGTTGCCGGTTTGGTCTGCGGTGCTGAAAGACGAGATGTACGCGCGCCCGTCCACGTCCGCGAATGGGATCGTGGCGGCCGCCGTCATCGGCGTCGTGCCCGTGCCCTTGACGTAGCCCGTGAGCGTGGATGCGCCCGTGCCGCCATTGGCCACGGTCAGGTCGTTCGTCAGCGTCAGGGTGCCCACGGTCGCCGCCGTTGACACAACCGTGTCGGCGTTGACGACGCTGAAATAGTCAACGGCGTTCAGATTGGTGCCGGTGAAGGTCGAGTTGGTCTTGTCGTAGACGACGTTCAGGATGCTGAACGACCCCGCCAAGCTCACCCGCTCCGGGTTGTTCGCGGCGGAGTTTAGGACGAAGCTGTTCGCCAGCGTGATGAAAGTACCGGCGCTCGAGGTCACGGCGTTAGTCGCCGGGCTCGCCGCGAAGATGGCGCAGCCGTCGAAGTTCAAAGTCCCGGCGATGACGCTCGGGGCGAGGACTTGGAAGCAGTCCTTGATCAAGACAATGGCGCTGACGTTGGACACGGCCACCGACCAGCACTTGTTCCCCACGATGGAGACCGTTCCGCTGCCTGAAATCTGCACGCCCGAGGAGCACTGCAGCTCGCTGTTGATGATCTCGACGTAGTTCGAACCGGACTTGATGACCCGCGTGTCAACGGTGCAGTTCGAGATGTACGTGTTGCCGCTGCCCGTGATGGTCAGGTTATTCATCTTCAGGCCGGACACGCGAGCCGCTGCGGACAGGGTCAGCGTCCCGTTGATCTGGGTGTTCGCGCCCGTCAGTTCGCTGGTGGCGATCGTCACGTTGGCCGTGCTTACCGTCGGGCTCTCGGTGTACGTGCCGGGATGCACAAGCACCGTGTTCCGGCCCGCGCTCACCAAGGTCAACGCTTTGGCGATCGTGAGCACCGGATTGATCAGCGTGCCGTCACCCGTCGTGTCGTTCCCGTCCTTGCTGACGTGGATCTCCAGCGAGAAGACCGAATAGTTCCCCGCCGTGCGGCCGGTGCCGCCGTTGGCCACGGGCAGGACGTTGCCCGCGCTGGTGGAGTAGGTGGCGGCAATCTGGGCCGCCGTCACCTTCTTGCTCTGAAGGGTCTGCACCGTCTCGAACAGCTCGGTGCCGGCCAGCGGCGTGGTGGCTGCGATGAGATCCGTAATCTTGACGTTAGCCATGCGCGCCTGCCCTTATGCCCAGCCCCGATGCGGCGTGGTCGGAGTGTCTATGATGTAAGCCAGAAGCGCCGAGGTGTCGATGTCTTCCATCAGGCGCAGGTTCGTGTGCCAGCCGGGGTAGTGCACGGTAATTGGGATAGGCTCGCCGGCCTCATCCTTGCCCTCGTCGTAGCCCGTCACGCGGCTAAACGGCCCGATATGATCGACTGACACGCCGGCCACCGGGAACCCCTCGTCGTTGATGAGACCCGCCGCCAGCAGCGCAGCGGTCATCTCAGCTTCGGTGGCGGCCATCAAATAAAAGTCTATCATACGCTGAGTGCCTGTAGCTGTGCGTCCGTGAGACGCGTCGGGTAGTAGGTGATGTTGCGGAGGTGGCCGTTAAGTCGTATGTTACCATCACTACGCGTGCCGAGGCGAAGTTCGCTTACTACGGGCAGAGTGGCCGATGTATCGGGCGTACCTAGCACACCGTTAGCCGCTGCGCTGATGTCGTTTTCACGGTAAGCAAACGCATCCTTGAACACTGTGTTGGCTGAAATCGCGCCAGCAATTATTACGTCTGCCTGTTCCGTACCAGATGTCTCTATATAATTGCTGGCTTCAGTTGTTACGGAAAAATAAATCCTATTATTGTTGGTGCCAGAGCCATCAGAGGCTGCGTAAACGCCTCGCCTACTGGCCGTTGACATTGTAGTTGCCGACGCGACAAACGTCCCCTCACTGGCGTTAAACCAATTTGAAAAGGCCGCCCCCGTCATTACCGCAACATCTCTCTCTCGCGTGAGCTGCATCGTTGTCGTGGGAATGACGCTGGTAGCAAACGTACCTAGTTCCATCTGCGGCAGGCCAATGCGGAGAGTAATGTCAATTGGCACTGCAATTGTTACGGAAATACGCAGACGTGGCTGCACGTTGGTTGTCAAGGCGTTAGCAAGTGTTGCCGTAAAAGACAACCGAGACTCCACAAGATTTGAAGGAGTGCTTGTGATGTTTGCACTTCCAAAACTTTCAAGTCCAGTTGTGCCGTCAGTACCTAAAATACTTATAGTTGTTTGCGTCCCAACAAACGAACCCGCTTGCAATTTAACATACAAACTCTCAGTCCACGTTTGACCGCTTGCCGCTGCAATAGTATTTGCCCCCTCAAATGCGATATTTAATGCAAAGGTTGCAGTCGGAGTTCCAGAAAACCTTATTTCGATGTAGGAAACGCCATTTTCCGTTCCCGTGCCGACGATCTCCCGCGTTAACCCGGAACCGGAACCGCCTGCCGCCCAGTTTGTAGGCACAGTTCCCGGCGTACCCGCTACCGCCCCAACTCCCGTGCTGTTGCGAATGTAATTTATTCTCTGCTCCTCGAGCAGAAAGCCCTTCGGAGCCAGCGTGACCGGGTCAAAGTCAAAACGCGGGGCGTTGATTGCCGCCGTCTGAAGCTGCCCATTGCTGCCCACAAACGTACCTGTGGTGGAGCGCGTGAACGTGATCAGATCAGCAAAGGCGTAATTTACCAAAGGCATCAGTTACTCCAAGCCCAGAAGTTCGGGAAGCCTTGCCCGGATGGATCAGGGGTGTAGGCGGTGTATGTCTGGCCGGTAAAGTCTAGATTGAGAGTTGATCCATACGGCACGTTGCCGCCCACAAAGTCGAGAATTAGGTACGGCCCGCTTTCAGCGGCCCCAGCCCCGTCCGCCAAGCCACTCGCGCCGCTCCACAGGCCGAAGGTGCCCTTGTACAGCCCCGTGCCGAGCGCGAGGCCAGATACGCCGCTGTAGAGACCGGTGCTCACCCTTACGCCCTGTTATCGCCGGACTGGATGATGGTCAGCGTAGCGCGGCCGGTGCCCGACGTGACACGCAGACGGACGGTCGCCGGCACGTAGGCGTAGTTGCCCTGACGGTTGACGGTCTGCGCCACCATGTTCGGATCCGGGTGATTTAGGTACGTCGGCATGTTGACGGTGAACGGGTTGTCGAGGCTCTGCTGCACCGTCCACGTGACGGTGCCCGTCACGGTAACCTGCAGCGAGACATCTGGCCGGCCGTGGATGTCGAGGGGCAGGGGCGCGGTCACGCCGCTGGATCCGAAGCCGACGCGCACCGTACCGACGGTGCCGCCACCCACGACGGACACGCCGGTGACCGTCAGGAAGTTGCCGGTAGTCGATACCGTTGTGGCGTTCGGGCCGGTAATCGTCTCGCTGAGCGCATTGCCTGCGGCGTTCGTGCCGGTGATGGTGTAGGTGCGCGTGCTGTCATTACCCGTCGAGGTGACGGTGACGACGTACGCCGCGTTGAAGATGGCAACGCCACCAACGGCGTTGCCCCCGTCGATGGTCAGCGCGCCGGCAGTGGCGCGCGTCTGATCCAAGCAGACCGCGTTATCGACGGCGGCGCTGAGCTGGAGGCTGCTTACGATCTGCCGCATGGGCGTGTCCTTCTATGCTAGAGAGCAGGCCGAGCGCACTTCCATTCGCCCAGCCTGCCCTCGTGCCAATTACGCAGCAACCGCGCCCCGCAGGGAGACAATAATCCACCCCGAAACGGTGTAGATCAACATCGCGCTTTCGCCCACGGAGGTAAACGTGATGGTAGTGTAGCCGCTCTTAGTGGTGGGGGTCAGCACGGCCGAGCCGCCGTCAACCACGTGGGCGATGATCTTGATCTGGCCCACGACGCCGTTGGCCAAGGTCAGGGCCTGCGCCGCGCCGGTGGTGGTCAGCGAAGTGAGCATGTCGGTGATGTTGACCGCGCCCGCGCCGGACAGCGCCTGATTGGTCGCGATCACGTCGCCAGTGATGTTGCCGGTCACGTTGCCGGTCACGTTGCCGGTGATATCGCCAGTGATGTCGCCGATGAAGCCGTTGGTCGAGGTGACCGGCCCGGAAAATGTGGTCGAAGCCATGACTACGTGTCCTTATGCACAAGTCGCCTGTCAGTCTGTGCATCGTCCGCTGGGCCGGTCTGACAAGCTGGGGTTTGCCCAGTTCGGGGCACTGTATCACACGTCACAGCAACAAAAAAGCCCCCGGAGCCGAAACTCCGGGGGCCTCATTGCGTCTGAGCCCAAGGGCTTAGATGCCCGGCGTGCCGAACACGCCGCGCGGGTCAGTCCAGCCGAACGCGTAACGCTCGGTGGCCTTGTAGCGCATGCTGTCGGTTTCGAAGTCACCTTCCATCGACTTCTCGAGGCCGCGACGCATCGCGAGCTTGAGGCCTTCCGGCGCGTCGGTCTCAACCCAGAAGGCCGTGCTTGAGGTGATACGCGACAGGTTGGCCTGACCGTCAGTGAGCAAACCCATTGATTTCACTGGGTTGATATCATTATCCGCAGTGCCGGCACGCAGTACGCTCTTCAGCAGCACTTCGGCTTGGAACACGTTGGACGGCCCAGTGACGATCTTCTTCGGCGTCAGGCGGATACGCTTGCCGTTGTTGTCAACAGCGTTGCGGATCTGGATCAGCAACTGCTCCAGCGAGGTCTGCGACAGAGCCGCAGCCACGTTGAGCTGGTTGCTGAACGTGCCACTGGCGGTCGGGTGGCTGGCGGACACCAGCGACACGCCGTCACCGCCCGGAAACGAGCCGTTGAAGGCACGGTTCAGGACGTTGGCACCGAGGGTTTCCTTCGTCTCAATCAGCGACTGCGCGAGGTGACGCGCGTAGGTCTGACCGATACGGATGTGGTCGCCGTCTTCCACCAGCACCTTGGTCAGGGCGAAGGCCAGACCAAAGACCTTGTAGACGTAGCGCTGAATGAACAGCACGCCGCCCGACTGGTAGGTGACCGGCATGCCGTCCGGCAGTTCCGGGGCAGCACCGAAGCCGTAGAGCACCGGCTCTTCATGGTAGTTCCGGGGGATGCCCTTGAACTCCTTGAAGACCTGCGACCACTCATCAGCGCGCTGATCATAGATGCCGTTGAACTCTTCGTTCAGGATCGGTTCGACGATTGAACGAAAGTCTGTTGAACGCATTGGGGCAGCCATTGTTCAAGCCCTCCCTTAGATTGCGGCCACATCAGCGACGAACTGGTGTTCGCTGATCTGTACCTGCGCGATGACATAGGTGTCGCCGAAAGCGTTGTCCGGGCCGGGCGTGATGCCGAGCAGACGGACAGAAGCGTTGGAGGCGGCGGTGGACACGCCCAGAGCCTGAGTGGACAGGCCGGTCGTGGTGTTGCCCGAGATGGCAGTCAGGTTGTACTGCTTGCCGATGTCTGCGATGTTCAGAGCGGCATCGCTCTGCACTTCGTAGACGATGGTCGGGTCGAGCGTGGCGTACGCTGTGATTTCGGTGGCAACCGTCGAGGCCAACCAGCGGTTGGACACACGGCGGCGACCTTCGCCATCGGTGAACTCGACGCCCTGAAAGACGCCGATGAAAGGCGCGCCGACAGCGGCGGCGACGATGTTGCCTTCAGTTTCGCCACCGGCGGTAGACGGAGCGATACGTACGGGCTGGTTTTGGAAGATGTTCTGGGCATAGCCTGACGCACACGTGAAGGCGGTGGGGCGAACCACACCACTGGGCGAGTACGACGGGCGCAGACCGAACGGTGCATTAACCGTAGTCGACATGAGCCGTGTTCCTTAGAAAAGGGTTTCGGTTGGCATCAGGCGAAAATGCCCTTTGCCGGGTTTGAACCATACCCTCCCCGCACGTCGTCCTCTTCGACGAGACGACCGCCAGAACGCTCGGCTTGGTCGCGCATCAACTGCGCGGTTTCCTCGAGCTTGTTCTCCTCGCGCATGGGTGCGTCGTGGTGAGCTTCCTGCATGTACCTGTAGTACAGGGACAAGGGCAGCTTAGCCGCGATCATTTCCTTGACGGCGACGCAGCCGGCATACTCGCCGGTCTGTAGGGTGACCAGTTCCATCCCCGGCGCGTCTTCGGCACGAATGAGTTCGTAGCCCAGACGCAGGCGGTGTTGGATCGTGTCACCGTTGTTCGTCGTCGTCAGCCAGCACACATGATATCCGGGGATATCTGGAATGTTGGGTAGAGCATCGTGGTAAAGTTGCATTCGGAACATTGCGAGGCGGTCATCTTCCGAGATTTCGCGGTTCTGCGTCGTGCGCCGATCCTGCGTCTCTCGGGGTTGCCGACTAACACCCAGTTCCTTCTTCAGGCGATCATCCATACGGTCTTCAGACATTAGCTCTCTCCTTTTCAGCGAGCTGTGTTGCGATCATAGTCCTGATACGCCTTCAGGTAGCGCTTGCGAGCGACAGGGTCGTCCCAAACACCAGCGTCTAACATAGCCTGTTTGCGCTCAGGTGTCACTACTACTTCGTTCTTGGTGCTCGGCGGGGCGTATTCGCGGCCGCTGCCGGTCGGCGGAGCCTTGCGCTTGGTGCTGCGCGCAGATGCCTCGTCTCCGTCGCCGATGCGGTTGGCGACGCGGCGCGTCAGCTCGTGCCAATACTCCTCGCTCGCCGGGTTCCAGCCCTCGCGGGCCAGAGCGTTGTCGATCGCCTTGGTGATGGCGCTGTCCTCGTCGCGGCCCTGCGGATCGTACCAGCCGTTGGCTGACAGCCACTGCTGCGCGTAGTTTGTTACGCGCGGGTCGGCACGCGGCGCGGTCGCCTGCTTGGCGGCGGCCTCGAAGCGATCCTTGTACGCGGAAAGCTGCGCGGCGCGCTCCTTGGCCTCGTCGCGGATGCGGAGCGCGGTCGCCGCGTCCTCACCGTTGCCGGCCTCGATCGCGCGGGCCATGATCTGCTCGGCCTGCCGGGCCTCGGCCAGCGCCTGCTGCATCTGCTGCTGCACGCCGGCCGCGTTTTGCGTCAGGGTGTTGCCCTCGACGGCAGACACGCGCCGCATGAGTTCGGCGTTCTGCTCGCGCAGATACGCCAGCTCCTGCTGGGAGCGCTCCTTGGCCACCTTCTGCAACTGGCGACGCTTGGTGCGGCTGTCGCGGTTCTTCTTCGTCTTGTCGACGATCTCGTCCTCGGAGTCGTCCTCGGACGTGCCCATGCGACTGTCGTCGTCCTCGTCCTCGTCGTCATGCACATCGACCTGCTCGACCTGCTCGGTGCCGTCCGTCTCGATGACGACGATGTCGTCGTCCTTTTCGTCTACTGTATCAGCCATGATCGGCTCCTTTCAGCCTTATGGATCAGACGAACGCCTTCATCGCGAGCGGGTCGCCCGTGACTACGCCGATCAGATCCAGATCGTTGAGAATGACGAAGATCACTTCCTGATCGTCGTCGATTTTGACCGTCCACTTGTCACCGCCGTACTTGGGGACGCGGACGAAGTCCCCCGGCGTAGCCCACGAGCCCTCTGGCCACGGCTCTTGCGTGTTGCGATTCTTGAAGGCCAGATCACCGACGGCCACGACCTTGGCCACCTGCGTGTTCCACGTCTCGGTGTCCTTGGTGTCGCCCGTCAGGATGATGCCGCCGGCCGTCTTCTTCTTGGCCAGACGGATCTGGCACAGCACGCGGCTGCCAAAGGGCTTCACGCCCGGATCGACGGCCGGGAAGGCCTCGTCGAGGCTGCCATACGCAAACTGTACCTTGTTCAGAACATATTCTTGCACGGGTGCTCCTCCGCTCAAGTGGTTAGAGATTAAAGTCTTTTCGCTCTTTCTCCGCGACCGTGTCGATCAACACGGTCTTGGCAAGCTCGAGACCGGCGTAAATGCCGACGACCTTTCCGTACTCGAAAAGGTCTCGGCCTTGAGGCTGCTGCAGCGCATCGCGTGCCAGATCGGCCTGCGATTGCTCCAGACGCTGCAGCAGAACCTCAATTCTCATGCAGGCGTCTTCGGCGACGACGGCACCTTGGGCATCATGCCCAT